CCTTCTGATAATAAAAATCTATACAAGGGACTTGAATTAAATCCAACAGCGGTTTTATCTATGTTCATGCTCTTCTCCTTCACTTAATATCCATTTCGATAATAAATATTTCTGAGCCATAATACTCTGTGTTTGACCAATTGATATAATACCAATGAAACCATCTACCATTAACAACAAACAATAAAACATATATTTTAATCTTCCATATGGTAATCCTTTATGCCGTGTCTTTTGAAATAATGCTTCTTTTTCAAAACCAGTTTCATTACCCATACTCTCTTTAATCTTCATCTCCTCAAGAGATTCTTTTAGTTCATCCATCTCATCATTATAAATTACTCTACCTGTATCAAAATCAATTTTCATTCAACACCTTCCTTATCAGTCTACGTTTCTCATCTACATTAACTTCTAAAAACGGTTTATAATTATAACACAAAGTTTTTTGATCTCTCCATATAGGATCAATCAATTTCTTATCTACTATCTTTGTAAAACCTAAAATAATATCTAAGACTGTAAAAGTTTCTAAAGAAATATCTTCTCCTAATAGAAGCTTTAATATTGGAGGATGATTAATTCCATCACACTCAAACAATTCATTAAACTTCATATCATACTCCTTCATATACTCAACAACCACTTTCATATTTCGTTGAAGATGAAGTGAGAAACTTTCCATCTTAATTCTATATTCATCAAAATAATCATCAAGAAATTCTGTTGGATAGTTTTTACCTCTAGTCAACTGCGACAAATAATAATATATCAAATCATGTTCTTTAGTCATCTTCTTTCCAAGAGATGTAAAGAAACCTCGTTGCCAAGAGAACCCTGTTTGATGTTCATACTTGGCAAAATACTTTTCCATAGATGCAATCGTACCCCATGGCGCATTACCAAAATACTTAAAGTAATCATACGAACCAGTAAAATGCAAATACATTCCATGATATGTTTTCCAAGCACGAAAAGTTCTATTTGTTTCTACTGTTTTTTGCTTTGGAAATGTAATCATTTACTGCTTCCATAATGAAATTCTGAAATAGCTGCATCCTCCAACCGCTTCATAACATCTTTAGTAAAATACTTCTCAGGATCATTTACAATAGTTTTCTCAAATGCCTTACCAACAGGTGTTTCATATCTTGTTGACACCTTCTTAAAAATACCATGCTTCTCTGCAAGGGGAATCAATCCATAATATTTATTCAATCCTTTTTCATAATCAAGAAGAAATTCCATAATAGATTCTTCTTTGGTCATACGACCCTTAACCAATTTTGCCTTGATAATATTACCTAGAACTTCTGTACCATCTTTATATTTTCTTCTTGCTAAAGTAGCAATCACAGAAGCTGCATACTTGATGCCACCACCACCAGAAATCTCTTTCATTGGAAACAAACTCCCCACTTTGTCATAGGTGTGGTTTGTAACAATTAAAGGAACATTCGCCTTTGCAAATTTCAATGCAAGAGTTCTGAATGTTCCACGAATCATTGGAGCTCTGGTCATATCTCGTTTATCAGAACCACTAGCAGAATCTTCCATCTCTTTTCGTGTAGATAAATTACCCAACGAATCAAGAAATATCATAATATTATAATCACTATTCATGTTATCAATTATCTTGATTGCTTGAGTTTTAAATTCTTCTACTGTAGCTACTGGTAATACAATAAAACGATTAGGATCTATACCTCTTTCTTTTACCATCTCAGATGTCAATGCACCTTCACTCTCAAAATACACAATCACATTCGTTTTATTTTGTTCTAAATAATTCTTAGCTATACTCAATGCAAAAAAAGTTTTACCAACAGCTTCTGAACCAGCTAAACAAGTTATCTTATTAGACGGTACTCCACCATATAATGAACCAGACAATAACGCATTTAGTGAATAACTCCCAGTATCCACAAAAGTAGTACAATCACCAACAATCCCGCTGGCCACAACGCTTGCAAAATCATTTTCAGTCACCTTTATTAAATGTTTAATAATATCCTTTGTTGCCATAATAAATCTCCTAATTAACAGGCCCGAAAAAATCTTCTAAACTACCCTGCTCTTCTGTTTTCCATCCAATCACATCTAAAATATTTTTAATGGGTTGAAGAAAAGCTTTATCAAACTGTAAATCATAATCAATATACTTTTCCAATTTAAATTCTTTTGGAAGATGTGTCGAAACAGAAATTATATTTTCTTGAAGTGGATTTGGTTCTTTCAAATATGCAAACTTAATCTTCTCACCTTCACGAATTGACTGATATTTTTTTGTTAACTTATGTTTTCTTAACAAATGATTATACAATAAAACACCTCTCACTTGGATTGGTGTTCCTTTAGTATATATACTTTTATTTGATGAATATTTTTCTATACCATGAACTGATCGTGGAAATGCTATCTGGTCAAAAGCTAATGTCTTAAACTTATCACGATACTCTAATATACTTTTCATAACAGTATCTTCATCAGTATTTATAATTACTCCAATCAATTCTCTAATCTTATCACGACACCATTCTGGCGTAGAACTGCGAACACTCTCTATGCCCATTATCTTCAACTTCGGCTCTTTATACTTTACTCCTTCTGAATCATAAACATTAAGTATATATCTTTTCTTTGCTGTCCATATACCTTTATCTGCAATTACCTCACGACCCATCTGCATCTTTTGTGCATATGAATTTACATACGAATGAAGAGCTTCATAACTACTATTAATAAATGGTTCAATTTTATCTTTACTAATCTTGTCCAAGAAGGCAATAACTTTTGAAGTGCTATCCGTCTGTGTTGTGTCTTTGAAAACTTGAGAAACCAATCTGTCAAACGTAACATATATGCTATCCGTATCTGAAGCAACGACATAATCTATATCCTTTGTATGAAGTAATTTATTGATATATGTATTTATACTCTTATCAATCCAACGAATTGCAAGCTGTCCTCCTGTCGTTATTCCCTCAGCCATTTCTAACGAATAATAACGAAAATGTTGATTAGCTAATGCACCATACGCACTATTCAACAAAATCTTTTTGGACATCTGTATATTATTACATCTGGATATATTATTAATAACTGTTTGCTTATTCTTATAATTTCCATCCTCCAATTTCTGTTGCTCTTGCAACATCTTCTTCTTAAACTCTACGCGTTCATTATACATATCTTCCATCAACTGTGGAAGAAATCCCTTCTTCTTTAAAGTAAAGTGTTGACCATTTGGAGTAAGTGTTAACTGTTTCGCTTTCAGATACTCAGTATCTAATTTCTGTTCCAACAATCCAGTTACCCCAATATCTTTGGAATCAGCACACACAACTCCATCATATAAAGTTTCTGGACTTATATTATACTGTTGAATAAGATGTGGATATAGAGAATTAAGATCAAACCCTACTACCCATTTATGTAAACCAACCTGTGGTTCTTTGACATAGGCACCAATGATTTCTTTTCGTTCAGCTTGTTTTGAAGGTGGAGGAATAACAATATTATTTTTCTTTAAAAAATTATAAATGATAGCATCCCATGTTCTCACGGGAGAGAATACATCTTCAAAATTAATCTTAGATTCATATGCCAGAGTAATAACCAACTCAAGCAACTTCATCTTCTCCTCAAGCTTCTCTACAATCTCAACATCACGAATATTATACTCAATAAATTTCTGGTAATTGGTCTTATACAAATCATATCCCTGTACATCTCCAACTTCTAATTTCTTTAATCCAAGTTCTACTGAACCAATATAATCCAAACGATATGATTCTCTAATCTTATATGTAAACTTCTTATACAAATCAATATAATCTAATGTTGAAATACCAAATATCATATAATACTGATTCTCTCTACCAGCTATAAATACACTTCTATCATTTATCAAACCTATTGGTGATAATCTTGCTGGTTTTTTATCCAAATATTTAATACGATTAATCAAATATGGAATGTCAAAAAACTTACAATTCCACCCTGTAATAATATGTGGATAATTATTCTCCCACCATTGAAGAAAATTTTCTATCAATTCATCTTCATCATCACACTCATAATATAAAATAGTTTTTGTTTGATCGTGTGGAATATAATCACCTGTCCCCCAAACATGGTAAGTATCTGCTACACTATCATGTACTGTAATTGCTGTCACATCAG